CTTGTTGTTCCATTATGGTTAATACTTCCTGCAACTTGATTTCCTGAATTTAAAAATACTGCAAAGTTTGAACCAGTACTAGCATAGGTTGTTTTTGCAACATAACCATTATGTGTTGCTCCATTAAATGATGAAAGAACTTTTGAAGCACTTAATTGTGCAGTAGCACCCACCAACAAGTTGCCTGAACTATCAATACGCATATCTTCTGCACCATCAGAACCAAAGAATCTATGATAGCCACCAGTTTTATAGCCCATGTAACCTATGTTATTGCCACCTAGTATTTGGTATGTACTTGCTTGTGAGCTAAACTGAATACGACCAAGATTAGCAGCACCATCAGCTTGTAATATCATCGTGCCTGAAGTATCAATACGCATTCTTTCTGTACCTACTGTTCTGAATACCATAGGATGACTTGTACTTGTATTTATAGATAATCCACTTACACTATCAGGATATATGTACGCTGCAATAGAATCATCAGCCGAATATAATCTAATTGCACCTGCTTTATTATTATCTGTTCCTTGTATAGCAAGTGTTGTAGCACCTGAACTTGGTTGGGATATACTTGTCCTCCCAATTCCAACGTTGCCTGATGTGTCAATTTTTAAAGCAGTATTGTAGGTAATAGCTGAATTTGCTGTGCCTGAAACTGCATTATAAAATGTATGATTTCCAAAACTTTGTTCATATAAAGTTGAATATCCGTCTGTTGTATATTTTAAACCACCGTTATGATAAACATTTTGTCCTGAATATATATATGAAGAACTTTGTGAACCTACAAAACCACCTTTAGTTACTAAAGAACTAAAATTGGTATCCCAAGAAGGAGATGTATTTCCAAGACGTAATTGTCCTGAAGAATCAATACGCATTCTTTCTGAGCCGTTGACTTGGAAATTCATACTAGTATCGTCAGTCGCAATGCGTCCGTTGTAAGCATTATCAGCGTTATTCCTAAAGCTAACAGAAGCATTACCATCGCTAACTCTACCTTTTAACCAAATGTGATTACCAGCAGTGTCATAGACTCTTAACTTTCCTGCGGTAAATGTATTGTCACCAATTCCAACGTTGCCATCACTATCAATACGCATGGCTTCTGAACCTGCGTTTGACTTAGTTACTTGAAATTTTAATCCTGATGACCTTAATGCTGCTATACTGTAATCAGCATCTCTATAAGAAATTATAGCTGGTGCTGATGCATTAGAACTTAGACTTCCTGATGCTAAAATTATTGAAGCTGTAGGTGTTGTAGAGCTTGTTTGACTTGCTGCTTTTACAAGTATTGATGGGCTAGATGCATCATCTTCTATAATAGCTTGACTTGATAGGTAGAGATCTTTCCATCTTGCTCCTGTAGAACCTAAATCAATTAAAGCATCTCTAACATTGGTATTACTAGTATTAAAAGGCTCTATAGTATCACTAATTGAATTAGTTCTTATACCAACATCACCAGTACCAATATACATAATACTACTTGCTGTACCAATACTTCCAACTGTTGAGCCGTTTTTGGCGAACTCTACAATAGTGCCATCCGTATTGTTTCTGCGGAAATAATGACCCTCGTCATCAACAGAAGTAACTAAACGACCTGTACTAAATATACGACCACCTGCAACTGATGCAGATGTTGAAGTAGTCCCCACCAACAGATTGCCTGAAGAATCAATACGCATGGCTTCTGTGGCATCATCTGTGCCTGTTGCTGAACCGTGTACAATAAAAGCCAAGCCTTGAACATCTGAGTCAGCACTTCCCTGAACTCCAGCAATAGCAGATGCTCCAGTATTTGTACCAAAAGATATTGCTCCTGAATAAGCTCCAGAACCTCCAGCAGTTCCTCCATCAACGTGAATACCTGCTGCGTTAGCTTGACCTGAGTTAGTAAGAACATAATTACTAGTCCCGCCTATATTTAATCTACTGGTCGTAACACTAGATGTGCCAACTAATATGTTGCCTGAAGAGTCTATTCTCATGCGTTCTGTAAGCCCAGCAGATGAAATACTATTGTTTCCTGATGTAGAAAATACTAAAGAAGTAGCAGTGTTTGATGAACTGTCAGGTGATGCTGTAACTGCAGCCAAAACACTAGAGGCATCATATCCATTTAATGATTTGAACCCAATTCTTGCATTACGCCCACCAGAACCATAATCGTTATATATTGTAATCCCACTATTGTCAGTATCACTTGCAATTTCTAAAGTATTAGTTGGCGAAGTCGTTCCAATACCCAAAGCTTCAGCACTTGCATCCCAAAAGAACTTGGCTGTAGTTCCTGTATCTTCGTAGAAAGAGATGTCTCCTGTATCTCTATCAATACCTAATCTTGTTCTAACTGTACCTGAAGCACTTGATTGTATTAAAAAATCATTAGCACTACCATCAAGTTTTAACCTAAAGCCATTAGTAGCTGCATCCCCAAAGTTTGCACCTTCAGAACCAGCGTTTGTCTCAATTAAATCAACTGCTGCACTATCAGCATTGTTTTGTGAACCACCACGTTCAAGTGTTAATTTTGCAATAGCACCTAGTTCTTCAATACGAGCATTGCCATCAACAGTCAAACCATCAGAAACAACTGTACCTGTTACGTCTATCCCTGTTGACGTTGTGGCTAGTTTAGGTGAGCCATCGTAGTATAAACTGACATTGGAATTTCCTGCAGCTTGAATCATATTATCACTACCAGCTTTAAGACTGATATAACCACCATCTTTTACTTTAATTTGTGTATCTTTTGTTACAGAATCTGTATTATCAAACCAAGCAGTAAAACCATCAAAGTAAACCTCTAACTCTGAACCAGCTCCAAAGACTGCTTTTGTATTATTTGTAAAAGTTAAAGCATCTGCAGAAGCATCCCAAGTCATTTGAGCAGTTGTTCCTGTGTCTTCGTAGAAGGAGATGTCTCCGTTGTTGGCAATGTTAAGCCTATTAGCAGAACTAGCTCCTGTTAAGAAATTAAAAGCACCGTTAGTAGTATTTGCTATGTGATAATTAGTTCCATTGCGACCGTAATAAAAATCGTTACCAGTTGAACCTATTGTATAAGCACCATTAGTACCATCAACAGTCAAACCATCAGTAGTAATCGTACCGGTATTATTAATATTACCTGTACCTATAATGTCATTAGAGTTTAAATCTAAATCGCCACCTAACTGTGGAGTAGAATCTTCAACAACTTCATTAGTTGCAGCAACTGTAGTATCTACATAAGCTTTAATAGATTCTGAAGAAGCTAATGTAGTTGCTGTTGCAGTTGCAAAAGTATCATCGTCAAGGAAAGCTGTACCGGATACACCTGTATTGATTACAGGGCTTGTAAGGGTTTTATTTGTTAAAGTCTGTGTGCCTGTTAAAGTTGTTACTGTACTATCAATTGCAAGAGTAACTGCATTACCTGTTGCAGAACTATCAAGACCTGTACCTCCTGATACAGTTAAAGTTTCACTATCTAAATCAATTGCAATAGTTCCACTATCTGTTGTAATGTCTAAATCTTGTGCAGTCACCTGAGAGTCTACATAAGCTTTTACAGATTGTTGAGTTGGTACAAGCGTTGCAGAGTTTGAAGACATATCATCTTCATCTGCAAAAGCTGTTATAGTTATAGTGCCATCGTTAAGACTACCAAAAGTTAAATCTGTTATAGTTGTTGCAGCTATTGTACCACCTTCAACTTTATCACCTGAAATTTGGTCATCTGCTAAAGTTAAAGTGCCTGATGAAACGTCTAAAGTTTTACCAGCTCCTACAGTTATATCTGAAGTTGCTATTGTAGCACCGTCTATCGTACCACCATTTATATCTGCTGTATCAGCTACAAGACTATCTATGTTAGCTGTACCATCAATGTAAAGGTCTTGCCATTCTTTTGTAGCACTTCCTAAGTCATATGTACCATCAGTGTTAGGAATAATATCTGAATCAATTTCAGCAGCTAAGTTAATACTATCAGTATCTGCATCACCAAAGGTAAGATTACCTGAAATAGTAGCACTACCTGTAACGGTTAAATCACCACCGATACTTACGTTACCAGTTGTTGTGACTGTATCTGTATAAGTATCTTTAAATCTTAAACTTGTTGTACCTAGGTCAATGTCGCTATCTGTGACAGGAATAATAGCTCCATCTGCAATATATAATTGTTGTACAGGTGCTGAAGATACTTCAACATAAAATTCTATATAGTTATTGGTAGTATCTATTAATACTTTGTTGTTTGGAGATGTCTCACCTGCATCACCAATCAGACCTATTACTGGTCCTTCTGCTGTTGTACCATCGTGTTTGTGACCTGATGTATTACTAAATGCATTGACTAACTGATTGTATTCGTTATTAAATAATGCAGCAGTAATTGTATCGCCATCTACGAATGTACTTTGTCTTATATAACCTGCCATTGTTTTTATCTCCTACCTGAAGGTATGTAATCTACATATAAACCATTAATTCTGTATGGTGCTTTATTATCGTTTGAAATCACCGTAAAGTTATTTGAAGTTCCACTTCCTTGTAATGGTGTTCTTAACATAGGTGATGCTGATGCACCAAATATATTTGTTCCAAATACAGCACTACCAAATATTGATGGAGGATTAACTGTACCTAATGAAAAATTATTTCTAGGTTGTGGTACGTCTCCACTGTTATAGTCAAACTTAACTTGAACTTCTGGAGTAACCAATCCTTCTGCTGTTATTGAAACTTTTAAATAGTGTAAAGTTTTTAAAGTTCCTAAATCACCATAATCATAGTCTGGTGTAGCATATCTTGCTAATACATCAGTTCCGTCAAAATCATTACCTGAATCATGTATAAACACATAACCTGAATTATTCCCATGATAATATCTTTCAACTCCTGTGACATCAAATCCTGAACCTATTTCTGTTACTTCTATTCCTTTTGTTTCTGACCACTCAAAACCGTTTGGTCTTAGTGTTCCTATAATTCCTTTTTGTCCTGCAGCTACAGCATTTACATTAGTGTAAAATAATCTGTACTGTGACTTTTCTCTTAATACTATACTTGTTATTTGATAGTTATTAATGTTTTCAGCTACTTCCCTCATTATAGGTTGTATAGCTTTACTAACTGTTCCTAACTCTACGTCACCAATTCTTGTTGTACCAGCGACTGTTCTTAATCCATCCGGTGCTAAAAATATTAAGTCACCGCCAATCTCTTGAATACTATAGCCACTTAAACATCCTATATTTTCTGCAACTGAAACAATTGCTACAGTTTGATTATCGTCTATGTTTATAAGCTTATGAATACTATTTTCACAAAATACAAATAAGTCTGTACGGAAACCTTTAATACCTACTATTTTATCAGATATTGTTATAGCTCCTGCACCAGCTCCACTAAAATCATCTTGGTCATTATGTACGCTATAATAAACTGTAGTTTCATTACCTTCAACACCAGCAGCAATTAAGTGGTGGTCATGTGATGTAATATATTTTACACCGTTAGTACCGTCAACTGTAATTTCTTGTGTGAAAAATGTTCTAGTAGTTAAATCACCAGTACCTTCCATTCTAAAGTACCAAGGTTTATTAGCTCCATCAGCTATTACGATACTACCAAAATCTTCTCCAGCACCTTCAAACAATGCAAACTGACATTGTCCTTGTCCGGTTCTAGCTGTAGCTGTTTTACCTGTAAAGGTTGTATAGTCATCACCACCACCGGCAGATAACTTATTTATTTGCATCCACGTAATTCCGTCTAGTGTAAAATAAATATCAGTACTAGCACAAGCTATAACACCGTCACCATAAGGCATTACACCTAAAATTCTATCAGCACTTCCAGTTGGTTGAGTTGCACTACCTTCACCAAATTTGGTAAATCCACTAATTCTTCTATAACCACCTTCTATAGCCACTTCAAAGTTTTCTAACTCTGTAGCTACTCCGGGTCTTCGTAGCAAATCAATCTGATTAGAAGCAGTAACTAAACCGCCTTCACATGCTACTGTAAAAGGTTGTGAACGTGCCATAATTTAAAAGTATCTTCTATCGTCTGTCATATACTTTGGAGCTGGATTCATAAGATTAGATTTCATATACTTCATTCCTTTCTTATAATCGTCCAATGCAAAAGCAGCCTGTTGTGGACTTTCTTTAAATTGCCAGACATAATATCTCATTCTAGCTGTTACAATATTACTGTATTGCTCTGGTAAAACCATTGTATCATCATAAGCTGATAAAGCAGTGGGTCTTACGAAAGCATAAAAGTGTACGTTGTAAACTTTATCAGGAATAGGACTTAGTCCAAACTTCCTATTATCTGGAGACTTAATTACAAATTTAGGTTCTCCATGATTCTGAGCATTAGCATCATCTTCATTTTCGCTATCTCTGTAGTATCTTTTCCAATCATCAAGAGTTAAAAATCTTAACCCTTTAGAAACGTAAGGAGCTGTTTCTCCACTTACGTTAATTGTTGTTACATAAAAATCATCCCAATCTATTGAAGCATAATCAGTAGTGATACTAGAACTACCAGACTTAAGTGTATACCATCTTTGTCCTGCTACAGTTTCTACAGTTACGTTACCATAGAAAGGGTCAGTAGCTCCACTAACTCCTGCAGAAAAGAAAGGTAATTGAGGTTCTTCGTTAGCTATATCAAATATAGATTTATTAACAGTATCTTTTACAAACTTTTGAAATCCTATAGCATCTGCAAAACTTGCAGCAGTTAATGGAATCTCATTAAGTTCTCTTAATACTTCGTTAGTTAAATCTAGATATGTAGTAGCCATTATTTTTTATGTACCTTTTGAATCTCAAAATTAGCTGTTAAACTTGCACCTTTATGTTTAACAAACTTACCTGAATGTTTCATTAATTTATATGTTTTACCGGATTTCATCCAGTGATAACCTTTAGGTGCTTTAACTTTCATTTTAGCAAGGTTTAGCTTTTGGCATAGCATTTTTCATAGCTTTACCACCATGCTTATACATTTTTCTTTTTGACATTTTACCGCCACCATATTTTAATTCTCTTCTAGCAGCTTTATTTCCCATGTCGTTTTTGTAATCGCCTTTCATTCTTTATCTCCCTGTGTCTTAAAAGTTGGAGAGGTCAATTAAGACCTCCCCGTATTGATTATTAGTCAATTGTGTAGAAAGCTTTAACCATAGCATCATCTCTAAGTACTTTCGCACCATAGACATGTAAACCTCTAACAATATCACCAAAAGAACTAGGGTCTCTAATTACTTCTGTTGATAAAATTGTGTTAGCAGTTGCTGTGGATGACATGTGTCCGCCTAAACATTGACCTGTAGCAGTTGAAACTGAAGGTATGTTATTAGACTTATACATATCAAAGCCTCTTAATTTTCCACTTGAAACTAAACCATTTCTGATTGAGCCTTGACCAGCGTTAAAATCTACTGATAATAACTTAGAACCACTTTGTGATAGTTCTTCGTAAAAATCAGGAGATGCAACGAACCATCTGTTTTCTTCTGGGACTGATTGGTCGTCAAGAAGTCTAGCCATTCTAGCCATTAAGTCTAGAGGGTCAACTTCAGAAGCAACACCTAAGTCTACAGAAGCAGTTGTTTCGCCTACACCAGCAGAACCAGCAGCAGCATCAGCACCAATGACATGGTCAGGTGATGAAGCAGACACGCCTGAGAACATTGTAGAAAGTACAGCAGCGTCATATGAATCTTTTAAAGAGTAAGCTGCAGAGCTTGAAGCTACTTCTTTAAAGTTTACATGTGACATATTTGTTTCAATATCATCTACGATGAATTTGAAAGCTTTAGCACTGTCAACAACCAATGTAATCTCTTGGTCTGTTAGTTTAGTTGATGTTGTGTCACTACCTCTTGTGTAATCATACACAGTAATGGTAGGTTCCTTGATAATCTTTACTGAGTCTCCATAAGCAGAAATCTCACCAGCATAGTCGGTGTTAGTAATAGCTTCAACTACCGATGCCTTTCTAAAGAAGTTTAGAACCTTTTTAGAGTATATCGAAGGTAGGAAGAAACTATTATTTTGTCCACTTACGGAGTTAGCAAAGTTAGCATCGGTATCAGTTGCGGGTTCAAAATATTGAGCCATGATACATTCTCCTTTAAGTTAATTAATATAGTTTACTTTACGATTCTGCCTTCTTGCATAGCTTCGCTGATTTCACTTTCGTATCTATCAAACTCATCTATACTCATAGCAGCAATCTCCTTTTCAGACCATACTTTCTTTTGCTTTGGTTCTACACTTGTAGTTTTTGTAGAAACCATATCTGCAGCAGATTGTCTAGTCTGTTTAGAAGATGACTTAGTCTTTGTAGGTTCAATACCAAAATCTTTTTTAAACAAATCTAAAGCACGTGAGGCTAGGTCAGCATCGTCAGCATTATTGTATATCCAA